CCGTCATTCGCGTGATCGGCAATGAATGGAACATCGAAGGCCAGCTTGAGATTTCAGGTTTGGTCAGAAACGCCAAAGACGCCCAGCGGATGTACAACTACTGGGTAAGCCAAGAAGCGGAAATGCTGGCGCTAGCGCCCAAAGCACCGTTTATCGGCTACGGTGGTCAATTTGAAGGCTACGAAGAGAAGTGGAAGACCGCTAACACGACGAATTACCCGTATTTAGAGGTCAATCCCGACGTCACCGACGGCGCGGGCAACATCCTGCCGTTACCGCAGCGCGCCCAGCCGCCAATGGCCCAAACGGGGCTAATTCAGGCCAAAATGGGGGCGTCTGAGGACATCAAAGCGGCGACCGGGCAGTACAACGCAAGCCTTGGCATGACGTCCAACGAGCGGTCTGGACGGGCTATTTTGGCCCGCCAACGCGAGGGCGACGTTGGTACTTACCACTACGTTGACAACTACGCCCGTGCAATTCGGTACGTAGGCCGTCAACTGGTCGATCTGATCCCCAAAATCTACGATACGCCTCGGATTGCGCGGATTATTCAGGTTGATGGCAACTCTGACATGGTGCGGCTTGACCCCAACCAGCCGGAACCCGTGCGGAAGATGGTAAACGAAGCCGGTGTGGTGGTGCAGAAGATTTACAACCCCGGCGTCGGTAAGTACGACGTCAAGGTGACGGTTGGCCCAAGCTATCTGACCAAGCGTCAGGAGTCGATGGACGCGATGAGCCAGATTCTGCAAGGCAACCCAGCGCTGTGGGCTGCGGCAGGCGATCTGTTTGTCAAGAACATGGATTGGCCTGGCGCTCAAGAACTGGCCGAGCGTCTAAAGAAGATGATCGACCCGAAACTGCTGCAGGACGAGGACGATCCTGCACTACAGGCGGCCAATCAGCAGATTCAGGCGATGCAGGCGCAGATGGAGCAGATGTACAACATGCTTCAGAATGCCAGCAAGTCGATGGAAGCGCAGAAATTGCGAATTGACGAGTACAATGCCGAAACCAAGCGTTTGCAAGCCCTTCAAAGCGGTATGACGCCTGATCAGGTGCAGGATGTGGTCATGCAGACGTTGAAAGACGTGATGACGGCAGGCGATATGGTCATGGCCCAACAGCAGATGGCGATGCAAGGAGTGCCGCAGTGAGCTGCGCAGACTTTATCGGAACGCTTTTTCTGGCGCGAGATGTTACCCATTCGGTTCATCTCAACACCAAATCTTACGCCAAACACGTTGCGCTAAACGAGTTTTACGACGCAATTGTCGATCTGGCCGACAAGTTTGCCGAAGCCTATCAAGGCCGCCACGGTTTGATCGGGCCCATCTCGCTGATGAGCGCCAAGAAAAACAGCGACGTCATTGACTTTCTCAAAGACTCACTTGCCGACATTGAAGAGATGCGGTACAAGGTTTGCGATAAAGACGACACGCCGCTGCAAAACATTATTGACGAAATTGCAGGGCAATATTTGTCCACGCTCTACAAACTTCGCTTCCTCGCATAAGGACGCACGATGGAACTTCTCAATCCTCTCGCGGATAGCAACTTTCCAGCCCGCACCGCGTCCTACACGGGAACGGCTGGCTCAACTTCTACGTGGCCTGCAGGCCCGCAAGGCGTGGTGATTTGGTCAACGACCGCAGCCTACGTAACGGTAGGCGAAGGTGTGACGGCAACCACCAGCTCAACGCCTATTCCTGCCAACACGCCCATCCCGTTTATCGTACCGTCTGGCACCGGCGCAGACTGGCGGGTTAGCGCGATCCAGATCGGATCGGCAGGCACTGTGTACGCCAAACCAATCAATATCCGATGAGCTTTGGCATACCCGTCCGAAACGGACTTGGTTTAGGGCTGGGCACGGTCGCCACGCTGGCGACTGACTTTGCCGGCCCTAATCCTGGCCCGCCGTGGGTCGTGTTAACCAGCGATGCAACGCCTTATACCGTTGACGAAGAAGTGCTCAACAGTTCAGGCACCAGTTATTACGTTGTTGAGACAGTGCTGACAAGCAACGGCACGTCTTACAGCCCGATTTAAGGCGCAAAATGACGATTTGCCAAGCTCCAGGCTGCGATAAATCTGTGAAAAACAGGTCGTTGTGTTGGGCGCATTACGAACGTCAGCGTAAGTACGGATCGTATAATTTGCCAGCAAAAAAGAGTTTATTTCAAACTTTTGCTGAGTCGGTTGAGGTTGACGAGCCGAATAAGTGTTGGTTGTGGCAAGGCAACTTTTTGAAATCTGGCATGAAGTACGGGCGAGTAAATTTAGGCCGTAAAAGCTATTTGGCGCACCGCTTGTCTTACGAATTTTTAGTCGGCCCGTTGAACGATGGGATGTTAGCTTTGCACACTTGCGACAATCCTAAGTGCGTCAACCCGCATCATTTGTACGCTGGAACGCACAAAGATAACGCAATTGATCGGTCTGTCCGCAACCCAGATAGCTATGCGGTTGGGTCAAAAGCTGGGCCAGCAAAACTTACCGAAGACCAAGTAATTTCAATCCGGCAAGACGAACGCTCTTGCTACGTTTTGGCAAAACAGTACGGGGTGTCACCAGGATTGATTAGCATGGTGAAAAACCGTAAAGTCTGGAAACATCTAGGAGCCTAGTCATGCCCCCCGCATATGAAATTTTGTTGCTGAATACAGCAATCCCCCAGATCCAAGCCGCACAAACAGGCGACACTTACGTTGTGCCAAGGGACATTGCGTTCTCGGCGGCACTTACGCTATCCGCAGGCACCGCCAACGGTGTTCCCTACCTCAACGCCTCCAAAGTCCTGACCACTGGGTCTGCGCTGACGTTTGATGGGACGAGCTTTAAAAACGCTGGCGCTGTTGTATCTGGCGCTTCCGGCTCTGCTGGCACATTTACATTAAACCGTTCTTCGGATGGAAACGGGATTGCAGTATTTGAATCTCTTGCTGGAACAAACAACGTAGGGTTGCGAAACGCGCAAGGAGATATTCTGTTCTCGGCCGCAGGCTCCGAACAAATGCGCCTGAACACCTCCGGTCTGGAGGTCAAGCAAGCTCAACTGATCGGATACAGCAGTTTTGCAGGCGTTGGCACTAACGGATTGGCTGTTGCTGGTAATGTGGGTATTGGGACGAGTTCGCCGGGGTTTAAGTTACAAGTTATCGGCAACTCGCAGATTTCGTTAAGCGGAGCAGGTACGCAGCAAGCTCTGCAACTTAACAACAACGATACGACTGCTGGCACCCAAGCAATAAAAATTGGATTTTCTAGTTCAAGCGTTACAAAAGCGTCTATTAATGCTGCGGTATACGGCAATGACTACATGACGTTTAACGTCGGAAGCGACACCGAACGCGCCCGGATAACGTCGGGTGGGTATTTCAAGGCGAGTAATAACGGGACGTACATAGATGCCGTATCTGGTACGTATCACGAACTAAACAACAATGCGTCGGATGATGTAGTACGGATAAGTAATTCAAGCGCAAGTAATCCGTACGGCATTGATATTAATTTTTCTGGGGCTTCTCCAGACAACAACAACCAGTACTTTCTTTTGTGCCGAGATAACGCAGGCGGTGGCATAGGTACAAACCGCTGCATCATCTGGTCAGATGGCGATCTTGCTAACCACGACGGTGTATACGGCACGATCTCCGATCAGAAACTAAAGCAAGACATCGTAGACGCCGGTTCGCAATGGGCTGACATTAAAGCTATCCGCTTCCGCAAGTACCGGATGAAGTCTGACGTTGCTGTTAATCCTGATGCTCCGGCGTTGCTTGGCGTTGTGGCACAAGAACTTGAGCAAGTATCTCCCGGTCTGGTAGATGAACACCCGGACATGGAAACGGTAGAAGTGACGGACGAAGATGGCAACGTCACGCAGACGCAGCAGCCCACTGGCACGACCACTAAAACCGTCAAATCATCTATCCTGCTGATGAAAGCCGCTGTTGCCCTGCAAGAAGCAATGGCCCGGATCGAAAAACTTGAGGCTGAAGTAGCCGCACTTAAAGGAGCATAAACATGACCCCCGTTTGGATGATCGAGTGGATGCAAACCACTCCCACTTCTGCTAACCCCTCGGAAGCCGTTCTCCAAGTCGGCTGGCGCTGCTCTGGCACCGAGGATAACTTCTCTGGTTCGGTCTACTCGACCTGTACGCTGCCTGCTGCTGACCCCGCGTCTTTTGTCCCCTACGCCGATCTTACTCAAGATCAGGTGCTCGGTTGGATTTGGGCAAACGGAGTCAATCAGGCAGCAACGGAAGCGGCAGTCGCGCAGCAGATTGACAACCAGAAAAATCCACCTACGATTCAACCTCCCCTCCCCTGGGCGGCATGATGCAAGAGTTCACGATTAAGATCACGGTAGAGGAAGCCAACATCATTGCGATGGGGCTGGGCAAGTTGCCACTGGAAATGTCCGTGGCGCTGTGGCAGAAGTTGCGTGAGCAAGTGCAAGCGCAAAGTAGCTTGACACCGGCTGAGACTACTGTATAAATTTACAACCGTACTGGTGCGGTTCACCAGGTACTCACATTGAGTAGACATGGAAAACACTCCTGAAGTTGTAGCGGATACCCCCGCGCCGGAACAGGCCGCAACGGCTGCGCCTGCCCCCGAAGTAGCAGCAACAACGCCGGAAGAGCAAACTACGGTCAAAACGTTCACGCAAGAAGAAGTGGACGCGATGATTGGCAAACGGCTCGCAAGAGAGCGTAGAACCTGGGATCGAGAGCGCACTAAGGCACCTGAACTGCCCGTCGCCCCGACGCCTGTTTCGCAGGAACAGTTTGAGTCTGTCGAAAAGTACGCCGAAGCATTGGCGGCTCAGAAGGCAGAGCAGCTCCTGCAACAACGGGAACTGGAGCGCCAGCAGACCGCAATTCTGGAGTCGTATCACGACAAGGAAGAGCAGGCGCGGGACAAGTACGAAGACTTTGAACAAGTCGCGTACAACCCAAGCTTGAAGATCACCACCGTGATGGCCCAGACCATTCAGGCGTCGGACGTTGGGCCTGATGTAGCTTACTACCTCGGACTCAACCCGAAAGAAGCGGATCGTATCTCGCGTTTGTCGCCGTTCTTGCAGGCTAAAGAAATTGGGAAAATTGAGGCCAAAGTGGCCGATAGCCCCCCTGTTAAGAAACCGTCTAACGCCCCTGCACCGATTCAACCTGTCGCCGCTCGATCTTCAAGCGGACCGGCTTACGACACCACCGACCCGCGCTCACTGAAAACGATGAGCACAAGCGAGTGGATCGCAGCCGAACGGCAGCGCCAGATTCGGGCGTGGGAAGCTAAACACGGTAGGTAATCTCTATCAACCAAAGGAGTTTTATAGATCATGGCTAACTCAATCCTTACGATTGACATGATCACCAGAAAAGCACTCGAGATTAAATAATGGTCTCCTCTGGGGGCAACCCCAGTAGAAAAACTGTGTGAATTCGGTGGACGTCATGTATAATGATTACATGAAAACACCGAGCCAAGCCAAAAGTGAAGGTAATCATGATAGTGACAAAGCAGCAGAAGCACGCGAGGCTAACCGCCAAGCCGCTGCTCGCTATCGTGAACGCAACCGTGAAGAAGTCAACCGACGCATGCGCGAATGGCGCGAGCAAAACCGTGAAAAAGCACGGGAACACGCTCGCGAATGGCGCAACCGGAAATTGGCAAACGCAAGTCCCGAAGAAAAAGCGGCCATACGCGCTGCTGAAGCTGCAAAGACAAAGCGTAACCAAGACCGGCGACGCGACGAAGTATTTGCTGCCTATGGCGGCTATCGTTGCGCATGTTGCGGTGAAACTGAGCGGATGTTTTTGTCGATCGACCACATCCACAACGATGGCAACGTTGAGCGTAAGTCTGGCGCGTATCGCAGCAGCGGCACCGCGTTCTATCTTTGGTTGTGTAAGCACAAGTTCCCGCCCGGCTATCAAGTGCTGTGCATGAACTGTCAAGTCGGTAAACACAAAAACGGCGGCGTTTGCCCTCACCAGCGGAAGGTGTAACGACTATCCCGTAAGGGAGTACGGCCAAGCGGCCGGAAGCGCACAGCCCCTCGTAAGAGGGTGAAGAGATAGTCTGCTCTGCATGGTGACATGCAGCAGCCCGAAAGGGCGGTCAAGGCGTAGCGAACCTTGGCGAACACATGGCCTCGAGAACAACCTGGTGATCACCCGAAATGTCAATAGGCAATATGACGACTCGTTCGCCGTCCAAGGCGCAAAAATCGGCTCCACGCTGCGTATCCGTCTGCCGGACCGCGCGCTGGTGACCGACGGTGCTGCGCTGCAAGTGCAAGACGATCAGGAACAGTTCACCACGCTTACGGTGTCGAGCCAGAAGCACATCGGCGTGAACTTCACGACCGCTGAGCTGACCATGCAGCTCGATGACTTTGCAGAGCGGGTGCTGAAGCCTCGTATCAGCCAGCTTGCGTCCAGCATCGACGCTGACGTTGC